ATGGGGGGGATGAAAGTAAACTTCATGGGGAGGGTGAAGCAGAACTTCATCCAAAAAAGAACTTAGAAAAAGAAATCCTAAAAAAAGAATTAGAAAAAGAAAATACTACTTCCCTTAATAATACTAAGTTATATAGTATAGAGGATTTGAACATATCAGAAGAATGGTTGTCGATGTTAAAATCAATTAATTATAAAAGGGATAATTTTTTAAATAATGAAGAATGGTTGATTGCTCTAAAAAGATTATTTACAGAAGATCAACACAATGAATTAGAAATTCACCAACTGAATAACATTTTATCCAACATTCAATACCAGGGAGTAGAAAAACCTTATTCATACTTAAGAAGTTTAATCCTTAACAGAAAAGAAGAAGAGAAAATCAGGTACAGAGGAATAACTCAACTAAAGAAACAACCTGTAAAAACTCAAAATAATCTTAAAGAAATTAATTCTATGGTAATGAAAATTGTTCAATCTACCGTATTAACATCTGAAGAAAAAAACCAAGCAGTATTAGATATAAAAAATAATAAGTTTGAAAATTTAAAAGCCGTAGAAGATTACCTTTCTTATAAACGAAATAGTGCTGCATTACCTTTTTAAAGCCTATACGTTCGATTAGAAGTTATTAAAACTCAAATTAATAAGAAGGTAACTTAGAACAATTAAAACGCCTTAGAGTTAATTCTAGGGCGTCAGAAAGGCAATTCGAAATGAATAAAACTTTAGATTTACTTTGTGATCCAGACCTTTTAAGTGAGGAAGAAATACAGAGATTAAAGAACATACATACAACAGCTGGACAATATGAAGCATTAGGATCTCTTGGAGTTTATTTGCTAAAAGTACTTACAGCTTATGAGACACAAAAAATTATAAATTATGTTCAGAAAGTTGATTCTTTTGTAAGGTTAATAGAATCTTACGTAGAATTATCGAACAAGACCTCAGATCCTATTGCAGATAAAAAAAGCCTAGAAGTTATAACTAGACGTTACATCAAAATGACAGAAGCTGATATTGTTAAAAATACAATCTTTTTTGATTTAATGAACGAAAGGTTTGATAAAGCCATCGATACATTAACGCAATCTATTAATAAAAACAAGGGGACTGAATTAGTCGAACGTTGATTCAGACTTTCCAGTTTGGTATTTAAGCACTTTTATTCTTATTAGCAGTACAAAAACACAAGAAAGATATATAAATGCTATATAAGCCTGTTAGACACCTTAAAATACACTTAGCTATTTTGAGAGTTTAACAGGCTTTTTGTGTTTTTTGATAATGAGCAGTCCATGTGTTCAAAATGAACAGTTCCAGGATCTTTCTATCACAACAAATACTACAACATTAAATGATGGAGGATGATGGAGCAATCGTTCCAAACGAAAGTTGCAGAATCCATTCTGACAAAATGTTAGGAACGGACGTATGTACAAAAAAGTATGGATGCAAATTTTCACAGAGTGCCCATTTATACAGTCGTACTGTTAATGGGTCTCACTTTGTTCGGGTACGTTCTCCAAAGGAGAATAACCTTCGGCTTTTAAAAGTGCATAAAATAGTTATTTTACGTAATGATTTTAAAATGTACGCTTAGAGCATACAAAACTTTAATCATACCATAAAAAGTTTACTTTTAGCAACCCCTATGTTATTATAATAGTGTAAAAAACAACATGTAAAAGGGGTGAAAACATTGGTAAATCAAGTGTTAGAGGATAAAGCGAAAAAATTACAAAGAGAATACAATAAGCAGTATCTTCGTGAATGGAGACAACGTCCAGAAAACAAAGAGAAGATGAAGCAATATAGAAAAAATTACTGGGCTAAACGAGCTGCAGCAATGGAAGGAGGGTTGAATTAATGAAAAAAGCACAAAAAAAACCCCAAGAAATGCCTTTCTTACACAAATTAGTGTTCGATAGCATCCCTAAGGGCAGAAATAACAGTATCCCAATTTCATTCTTGGCCGAACGATTGGGACTAACATCTAAACGTAGACAGATAAATTCTATCATAAATGACTTGATTTTTAAATATAACAAGCCAGTTGGCACTTCTAGTGATGATGAAACGAAAGGTATTTTTATCATCCAGGATCACGCAGACTTGAAACTTGCAGCAAGAACACTGAACAGCAGAATGAACAGCTTAATGGAACGCCATAAAAAGCTATTAGATAACTATAACAACCTTAAACAGGAGGCTTAATACATGAACGTTGCAGCAGTAAAACAAAAACGTGAAGAACGATTAAATAAATTGGCTGTTCTTAATGAGCAAATTAAAAAACTAAAAGCTGATGATACATATTCAGAAGCTTACAAGGCTAGTAAATTAAAAGAATTAGAGACTCAGAAGCAAGCTGTTAATTTAAATTACGACAACGATATTAAAGCGCTGATCGAGTCTGCAAGAGATCGTTATTACCAGGAGATTGATGAAGAGAATTATAAGGGTGATAATTCTAAAAAACTGTTGATCGAAATGCAAAATCAAAAGCTTGCTGAACAGCTTTATAGGGATCACAAAGCGAACGGTGGCGAAGGTTTGGTGAACGAAGCACATCGAGCAGTAAGACTTAATCTTTCACATGCTCCTGCTTACGTTGAAGCCTTAAAAAGAATTGAACATAAAGATCATTTTGAATTAGAAACAGCTTTACAGGTGAACAGCAGAACACCTTTGCAAAAAGAGTATTACAAGCAACTGGAGGAACTGGACAAGCAGTCTAAGGCTTATGAGGTTGATGTGATGAGAGAGAGCAACCCACTTTCAGCAGCAATAGCAAGTAAAGCTTACGGAATCAATTAAAAGGAGCGATTAATCTATGAAACAATTAAACACCTTATATAAAGAAGTATCTCCTAAATATCAAAACATTGCAGAAAAGCGCGATGAATTAAGAGCAAGAATCAACGAATTAGAAGTACAATACAAGTTTGCTGAAGAACAGTTGAACACAAAAGAAATGACAATGATCCAGGCAGAGCTGAGCACAACTAGAGAATTACATAAAAAGTTGGATGATAAATGTAAAGCTGAACTAACAACTAATAGTAGCAACCTTAGAGAACGAGTTTTCCAAGCTATTGAAGAAGATTGGAAAGAGGTTCAGGAGAAAGACACTTTTTCAAAACAAGCTGAAGAACACCTAAATAAAGCTATTGAAGCTTTGAAAAATCTTGCTGAATATGGAGCTTCTGAAGGCTCTAAACTTAATAAAGCAGTAGGGGAATTTAACGGGTTGTTAACTGGTGAAGATTGGTCTTTTGTAAATGGTATAGCTAATTATAAAGGGTTTAACAATGCGCTTCTAAATGATTTAGAAACAGTGAAACACAAATTCTTTAATTAATAAACCAAACTCAATGAAACTGAAGCTTAAAGGGGGAAGATGGCTGATGATGTGGAGAGTGGAGATCGAAGCTGAAAAAACGCTGATTGAACATTTTTTTACCGATAGGGTACAACAAGTAGAGGATATGTTAACTGAATTAGAAAATGAGGTTGCATATCCTCAATACCTCTACAGTGAAGATGGTTCTTTTGCAGCTGTCTTACCAAGTGTAGAGGATCAGGTCATTGAACGTATTGCCAGGCGTGAATTGTTAGAAAAGGCATTAGTTAAAGCTAAGGATCAAAGAGATAACGTTCAGAAGGCTCTAGAAAGCCTTACAAGCGTTCAAAAGGTTTTGATATATAAAACCATTCATAAGCAAGATAAAAAGCGACATGTGGCTTATACGAAAGCCTTACTATCATTCTATGAGAAATATCTGTTATTAGAGGATAAACGAAGAGAGTCAGCCCAAGCAAAGCATAAATTGTCCTACTTGATCGACAACGGATTAGGGAACAGCCAGAAAGCTAAAGAGCTCGAAAAGATGATTGTTTGACCATAAAGTTTGTTGTACTCCTAAAATTCCAAAACGGAACACTGACTTTTAAAGGTTGCGCCCAAAACCCTTGATAAATCTAGCGTTTTCGTTGTTTTCTTCCTAAAAGTACTACATTCAACGTACTTTCTCAAAACACAACAGGATTGCAGTACAACATTCCAAAACAAAACACGATACACCCTAAATGGAGGTGGATTGTATGACACCAAAACAAAAGAGATTCTGTGAAGAGTATTTATTGGATCTTAATGCTACAGCTGCTTATAAACGTGCCGGATACAAAGCTGAAGGGAACGCAGCAGAGGTTAATGCTAGTAAGCTGCTAAGAAATGCTAAGGTTTACGCGCGTATAGAAGAGTTAAAGAAAGAACGTTCGGAGAAAACCAAAATAAACGCTGAATGGGTTATTAAAAAGCTTGTTGATGTTGTGGAACGTGCTATGACAGCTGAGCCAGTTATGGTATTTGATCCTGAGAGTCGAACCCTAGTTGAATCTGGTGAATATCAATTTGATTCTAACGGAGCTAACAAGGCGCTTGAATTGCTTGGTAAGCATATAGGAATGTTTGATCCTAAACACAATATGATTCAACCTTTAACAGGTTCACAAATTGAGAAGATCCAAGCTGAGACAGATTTCATTAAAGAACGCACTAAGCTGCTTAAAGGTACAGCGAAAGACACATCACTAATGCAAAGTTTGATTGATGTATTTAAGTCAGATAAATAAACCACTTCGCCACCTTCAATTTTAGATATTACGTAGTAATAGTTTCACCCAAAACGAATTTTGTTCATTCACAATTTTGTGAGTATAACCGGCTGTTAGAAGATCCGGTTTAATTCGTTCATTTATTCGCAGTACGCATTTCAAAACGAATAAACAGACGTCTTGTCTACGAGGTATGGGGAATCGCTTCTAAAGGGGAAATTGGCAGGCTAATTTTTTTCTTTTAGGAGGAAATATGAAAAAGAAACACATTCGAGTCTATGACAGGAACATGAATCTAAAAGCTATATTGGATAAGGCCTATAAGATCGGCTATTTATTAGAACAAAATAACTTAGGTGCTTGTCAGTTCACGATGACCCTTGATGATCCTAAAAACAAAGAGATTATTCCTAAACACTTTATAGAGTTATTTGATCATGAAAAACGTATAGGGATGTTCTTTGTCCAACCAACCAGGACAGTTAAAAACAGCACAACTAAAGAGGTTACATATCTATGTGAGCATGTTCTAGGGCTACTGCATTCAGACGTTCTATTTGGATACCACCAACGAATCAACACCACAACTACTCAAGTCCTTCAGTATTTGTTAAACCAACAACAAACAAAGCATTTTGTATTAGGAACAGTTGAATTTACCCGGTATTTTCACTATGCGTGGGAATCTGAAAATTCATTGTTAAACGCTATTATGGGTGTTCCTAAGCCCTTTGATGAATCTTATTTATGGGTTGTAGATGATACGACTTATCCGTTTAAATTAAGCCTTGTAAAGCCTTCTGAAGAGGTTGTAGATGAGATAAGATACCGTAAAAATCTTAAAGGGATCAGAAAAGAAGTTGATGCAACAGAGATTGTTAACCGTATCTATCCTTTGGGATATGGAGAGGGTGTCAATCAACTAACAATCAAAAGTGTTAATGGTGGCGTTCCTTATTTAGAAGATGCAGAATCCATAAACAAATATGGTTTACAGCAGCAAATATTTACCGATAGAAGATTTAAAAACCCTGAGAGCCTTAAAGCTACTGGAAAAGCATTATTAAATGCCAACAAAGATCCTGTAACAACAGTTGAAGTTGATTGTATTGATTATGAATTGATTGATCCTTACCAAGTTGTTAAATACGAGATTGGTAAGTTGGTTAGGGTGATTGATGAAGATACAGACACTAAAATTACCCTTAGAATTAAACAAATTGAGAAAAATGATATTTACGGAAATCCTAGCGACATTCAATTTGACTTAGGAAATGTGAGAGAGAGACTTGAAACAACTATTGCAGATTTAGAGAAAAAGCAACTTGTTAATGAAACTTACAGCCAGGGCAGTACATCTATTACGGTTCATCAAGCTTCTGAGAATGCAGATAGTCAAAACCCTGTAGAATTATCGTTCTATGTTCCTGAGGATTTAGTTAATATCAATAAGCTTGCTTTAACCTTCAAAACAAGCAACTTTAGAGCATATAGCCAAGGTATGGCAGCCGGTGGACAAGTGATTGATACAGTTACCAGCACCACAGCCGGCCAACAAACTGCAACTAGTTCTAGTGGTGGATCTCATGTTGAAAGCTCAACTACTTCTAGTGGTGGATCTAGCGTTGTTACATCGGCTTCAGGTGGAGGTCAGACAACTTCCAGTGGTGGAGGAACGACTACAACGACCACTGAAAAAAGTTTTGTTCAATTAAACTTAATGTCAGGCGTTCCTGAGAATGCTGTAGGATCAGAAAACTACGGAAATCATTTACATGAGGTTCAAATAACAGGTTCACACTTTGACCATGACCATAGTATCACGTTAAGCTCCCATACTCATACAGTGTCGGACCATACACATTCGGTATCAGTACCATCTCACTCTCATAATTTCGGGTTTTCAATCCCTTCACATCAACATACGGTGCAAATAGCTGGTCATAGTCATGACGTGGACATAAACATAGACCCACACACCCACGAATTAGAGTTCGGTATCTTTGAACTAACTGATATGCCAACAAGTGTAACAATTAAGGTTGATGGAAATACAGTACCGCACACTGCAACAAGTGGAAATAACATAGATTTACTACCTTACTTAGCGAAAGATACTAGTGGAAGAGTTACAAGGGGAGTTTGGCATACTTGCACAATCTTGCCTAACGAGCGTGGTCGGATCACAGCAAACATTATCAATAAATTCTTTGTCAGCAGTTTAGAAGGAGACGTTTTATAAGTAACCTTAACCTCCCACTTTTCCAAGGTGAGAGGTCTTTTTTTATCGTTTAGGATACTTTTTGCTATTAAAAAAAGCACCTCTAAAAGATGCTCACTTCCAATGATCATAATGATTTGCAATAAAAATCTGTAAATAATCATTAAAATTAATTTCCGTTAACTCTCTGACGTTACTCCATTCAAAATACTTAATTTTACTAATCAATGAGTAGAATTTTGGATTTTTTAGAAGGTTGATTATCACTAAATTTCTAATTCCATATTGTTTTGAAGCACTGTCCGGCTTATTCTCAATAATATTTCGAATAACACCAAGCAAAAGATCTGTTATCTCAACCCCTACTTCTTCCCCTTTTGGCACTAACTGACTTGTTGATACAACATAATGTTCCCCTCTATATAAAGATTGGATATTCAGCTGCTCTTTTATCAAATCATTTAACTGGAAGCTTTCATACTCTGTAGAATCTTCTATGTAGATGTCGGTAGTTATGTCTACAGTACGCCCATAACCCCTTAAAAGGCCGTATATAATTCGCTCTGGAAACTTAGTGTAAATCATCTTATCGATTAAATCCTCACCAAAACCTCTTCTGTTTGCTAACATTGAGTAATCATAATGAATTACATTAAATTTAATTAAATGATGATAGTCAGCAATAAGATTTAAGGCTTTTACAACATTTTCACGATAATCAGCTTTACCCGTAACATCTTTCCAGTGAAGTTTTACAGTGCCGTCTTTTAATTGTTGGGATAAAGACTCGATTTCTGGTAAAGAATAGATTTTAGAAGGGATCGAAAGACCTCCCATAAGATTAGGTTTGTCTTTTCTTTTCCCACTTTCATCAAAGAACACTTTTATATTTTCATTTTGAATCATAAGTTTCCCCTCTTCGGAAGGTTGACAAAGAAAATATTATTAGGTAATATGGTTTTACATATTCGTTCTCACTCTGGTAGTGCGAACTATACGTAGACAAAGTTATTCACTCATCCTGGTGATGCGTGAAATTTGTTGCTTACCTAACTGCCTACCCTGGTGGTTTTATTTATTTCTACATAATTTATTCTATAACATGATTTCAAATTTTCAAACACTTCCTAATTTTAGGTAAGTGTTTTTTTGTTGTTTTTTATGTAATAAGGGAGAATGTTTGTTCCATCTGTCCAAGTTCCTCACCTTTCTATACAATAACGGTAAATAGGATCGGAGGGAACAATATGAAAGGAACGGAAAGACCATTCACCTCAAAAGAAGTAAGTGCCATATTAGACATTGGAGATAGTACACTTCGTAAGTGGTGTATAGCCATTGAAGAACAAGAATACTTCTTCAGTAGAACGGATGGTAACAAGAGGTTGTTCTTTAAGCGTGATCTTGATTTATTGAAGCGTTACAGGAAGTATGTTCAAGTACAAAATATCTCGATGAGTAACGCAGCGAAACTTGTTGTAGAAGGCTTAAATGAGATTGTAGGCGAAGAGAACGAACAGGAGAACACTGAGAACAATGTTCTTGATAATCGTTCTTCTAATGAGGTCATAGAACGTCTTTTGAACCATATTGAACAGCAAGAACAGTTTAACAAAGCTTTATTAGATAGATTAGATGAACAACAAAAATACATAGAAGAACGTTTAAATAAGCGTGATGAGACTCTTATTCAATCATTAAGAGAAGTCCAGGAAACAAAGAAACTGATTGCTGCAGCTGAAGAAAAGAGAGAAGAAGAAAGTAAGAAAGGATTCTGGCAACGTTTATTAGGGAAGTAATTTGACGAACCTAATTACAAGAAGTTTTTTTCTTTGCTCGGTGTGCTTTTTCGAAAATGCGGTTATATTTATTACAGGATAAAAAAATTTCATTTTACTGTTAAAAAACACCTATGTTTGTCCTATAATATATATACAATCAAACACAGCAGGGTGATCCTGACACCTCCATTTTGCTTTTCTAGGGGGGTGCTGCAATGAAAACATCTGAGGTTTTATCGCTTATTTTTCAAGCGATGACTTTTGTTGTTGGTCTTTTCGCTGTCATTGTAGCTTTAGTTTTAGGGATTAATTAAAAAAAGAAAAATCCACCCTGCATCCGGCCAAAGATAACGGGTGGATCTTTCTCTGTTTTTGTTTTTTGGTGTCTGGACCGCCTTCGCGGTGTTTTGATTGAACTTTTAACCCAGGCAAGTGTTAGCAGCACTGCCTGGTCTTTTTTTATATTATGTCTTTTTACAAAAAACTTACTTACAAAATAGCTTATTTTGTATTTTTCTATACTTCTGAAAACACATGTCGTGTGTCATGTGATGCACATGTATCTTTATCAGAATTATATCAATAGGGTTGCAAATTGTAAACTACCAGTGAACATATAGGCTCTAAGACTCTAAGATTTTTCTACAGTTCTGTAGTTCTGTAGTTCCTATAGCTAGATTATTTCTAAACCGAATTATTTTTATTCAACGATATTTCTCTTTTTACTTTAAAAAATGATTGTTAACAGGCCGAACAACGCAAGAACACCTAATATTTCTTTATCAGTATCATTTAGCCAAACGTCTTTTATAAGATATGAATTATAGCTTCCCTTCACCTTTACAATCTTCCTTGGCCTATCCGATCTTGATTGTAATTCCTCCTTGATTGGCGATTCTAATTGGTCTGGAAGAAACCTTCCGTTCTTGTCTCTCAATCTGCCCGTTACATCTATTGTTTTCTGTCTGTTCTGTAGGTGTTCTTGCGATAGATTCAGCAGTTCTTTCAGTTTCATTTTCTCTTCGTATGATAGCATTGACGTCCTTCCCCCTCTCATGTTCCATCGGTGTTCTATCCATCCAGTAACCATGTTCATTGGTGTTCCATTTAGGTAGAGGAAGAGGGACGTCAGCTTTTTTATATGGATCAAGTAATGCTGCAAAGTTAGGAGAGAAGGCAGCTGTAAATAACGCTGCCCTTATAATCTGATTTCTATCTAATCTAGTAGCATGGAACAGACTATCTACATATTCTTTAAATTCATCAGCATAACGAACAGTAGGACGATAAACCATTACTTTGACTTCTCCTTTAAAAACTCTTCCAGACGTCTTTTTCCTTCCTCAGTAAGATAGATATTGACGTCCTTACCTCCAAGCATTAAAACTTCCATCTGTTCTTTAGTCATGTTGGTTCCTCCTTTTTGTAACGCCATTTCCTGACGTCTTGATACATGTTATTAGGTGCTGCTTGTCCATTATGCGTAATTTTTTTCCCATCATGCGTATAATTTTCCCCTTGTTGGAAATGACTGATAAAAAACAAGAGAAAGAGAGTGAAATAAATCATGTGGGGTATCGGAAAACCACGCACCAAGTTAGGAAAGTGGCTAGACAAACGAGGTTTAGAGCAGAAGGATTTAGAGAAGGCTTCAAAGGTAAGTCGAAAGACAATCACAAAGGCTTGTAATGACAAAGACTATATCCCAAGTCCTGGAGTCATGAAGAAAATTCTAAAAGCTATCAGGCAGCATGATCCAGGAGCTAAGATGAATGATTTTTGGGATATGTAAATGTAATTAATTAAGGATTGTACACGTTAGAAAAGTTAATTCGCTTAAAATGCGTTTCTCCAACACAACCTTGCTATTATGCAGGGTCTTTTTTTGTTGGAAAGAGTAAAGAAAAAGAAACAAAATATAAATTGTGTTTCATTATTTAATACATTTAATAAACCATTACAAACCCTTATTTATCAACGTGTAAATAATAAAAAATAAAAAATGTCAAAAACTACTTGCTATAAAATGAAACATATTGTATTATTTTGTTATCAAATAAGAAACATATTGAATAGAGGTGGTAATTGTTGAAAGAAGTTCAGCCTATCCGAGACACCGGAAAAATTGAAGAAATAAAAGATGTTCTGAAGCACAATTCTATGAGAGATTATTTTCTGTTTGTAATGGGAATCAACACTGGGTTACGTATTAGCGACCTACTTGAATTAAAAGTTAAAGATGTTAAAAACAAATCTCATATTGTTATCAAGGAAAAGAAAACAGATAACCAAAAACGTTTTCTGATCAATAATAGTTTGCGTCAAGCTATTGATGAATACACCAGGATAATGAACGATGATGATTATTTATTCCCATCACAAAAAACAGGTAAAGCGATCCAGAGGGTACAAGCTTACAAAATCTTAAATAAAGCAGCTGAGAAAGTAGGCCTTAATGAAATAGGTACTCACACTCTTAGAAAAACGTTTGGTTATCACTATTACAAGAGGACAAAAGATGTTGCTATGCTTCAAGAAATCTTTGGACACTCTGCTCCAAGTGTTACTAAGCGTTATATAGGCATAACTCAGGATGAAATCGACAAGTCTTTAGAGGACTTTAGTTTGTAGGAGGATGAATAACATGAAGGGGCAAAATGTAGTATCAAGTGAAGAAGCTAAAGTTAGTTTAAAAGAGGATTTACAAAAACTATCAAAGCATGAAGTTATTCCAGAGGACATTTACAAAACAGGGAAATCGAGACGTTTGTATCCTAGAGCTTGTTACAAGAAATCTTGGGAATATGTAAACGAGAAGGAAAACGTTGAAGGTGTTAAATTAGTGCATGGAAAGTATTCGCCTTCTCTTTTTGATTATCATGCTGGTCATGCTTGGGTTGAATTGCCGAACAACATTGTGTTTGATGGGAATTTACAAAGGTTTTATCCAAAAGATCTATATTACCAACATTTTAAGATTATCAAAGAAGCTGAATACACTCGAAAGGAAATGTGGGAAAAAGGTTTTGAGCATGGTGGAAATTATGGACCGTGGCATTAAAACACCAGGACTTGAAAGGGGGTGATAACCACTAGAGTAGAAATCCTTATTAAAGGTGGTGATCCGGTGGAAACGATAGTGTACATAGCCTTTGCTATGCTCGGTTCATTCGTTTTAGGAATGTTCGTTAGCTACAATAAAGCAGAAAACAAATAATAAGGAGGAATTGCACATGTATGCAGCGTTAATTGATGTTTTAAAGGATATGAGAAAACAAGAGGAAACAATGAAGTTAGTTGGTGTTCAAATTGATTGCTTTGGAAATATGATTGATGGGATAGTAAATGCGATATTAGAGGATATGAAGGTTGTTGGAGATATAAAAGGAGAGGTTGAAGAGATCATCATAGAAGGCGTAGAGAGAAAAAGAAATAGCGAGATGATCATTGAGCAAGTTGCAGCTTTACTCAACGAATCAGCCCGCCATCTTTCAAAGTAAGTATATCACGTTATAACTGATCTATTCAAAGTGGCTATTGTTGCAGCAATAGTCACTTTTTTACTTCTTATGAGTTAATACGTAGTTATTTTACAAAAAGTTTCATTATTAGTAAAAAAACGTATAGCATTTATTGCGTACACATATATTAATAGTTTATAATTAGAGAAAATAGAAAAACCATTCCCTAGCTCGAAAGTTTTGGCCGACCTTCACTAGACAATGGTTTCTGTTAACATATTCATGTTTTCTAACTAGAAGTATATCTGCTTTTAGCATACTTTTCAAGTGAAAATAACATGATATTTTTTTCCAATAACAGAAACATGTCTAATTCAGCCACTTTCATTCTAGAAGGTGGCTTTTTCTATTACTAGAAAGAAAGGAGTTAGATAGTATGGTAAATCCATTAGAAAGAATTAAAGAAGAAAGGGGATTAAGCACTAAAGAATTGTGTTTTGAAATGGGGTTAAATTATTCTAATTTTCGTCATTGTATGGCTGGAACTTATGCAACCATGCCAAAATCTTATAAAGAACCACTTGAAAACCTTGGTTACGATCCTGATGAAATCCAAAGAGAATATATAGAATGGAATATCAGCAGATTACAAGATAAGCTGAAGGGTTTAGCGTGAATAGGGTAAAAAAAATAAAACCTCTAGCACAGGTTTTATCAGGGAATAATGCTTTCAATAAGAAAGGGGAAATTCTTAAAAGAAAGCGAGATTTTGTTAAATGAATACTACTAATAGTATACCAAATAACGACCAAAAAGACAACGAAACCCTTATGAAATCCCGTATGTTGTGGGGTTCTGCAGGTGACGAATATACAATCATAAGCAACCAATTAATATTCAAGAAAACAGAACTAGGTATTACTGATGCTGAGCTTCATGTGATCTTGATATTAGCTTCACACAAACATACAGCAGAAAACCCTTGGCCGTCCATAAAAAGACTTTGTGAATGTCGCTGGGGGGAATATAATGCTTCAAAAAGAAGAGCGATGAACCTTCTATTGGAATCATTAGAAAAGAAAAGCCTTTTATACAAGATCAAAAGAAAGTCAGATAAAGGTCAATTATCCAATGGTTATGATTTAACTCCACTTATTGAGCGTCTAGAAAATAGTATGGACAAAAAAGAACACACATCCGACCCTAATTCAATAGGGGATGAAAGTAAACTTCATGGGGAGGGTGAAGAAATTCTTCATGGGGGGGATGAAAGTAAACTTCATGGGGAGGGTGAAGCAGAACTTCATCCAAAAAAGAACTTAGAAAAAGAAATCCTAAAAAAAGAATTAGAAAAAGAAAATACTACTTCCCTTAATAATA